CCTAAATAGTCTTCCTGACGGAGTGCGAGAAGCATGGCGTGATGGAGACTGGGAAAGCTTCGAAGAAAAAGGAGCCTACTACGCTGATGAAATTGCGCAAGCCCGTAAGGATGGGCGCGTAACTCGGGTGTTATATGAACCTAACCTTCCTGTCGTTACTGCATGGGATATTGGAATGAACGACACCACTTCTATTGGTTTCTTCCAGATCTTTGGTAATGAAAAGAGAATGATCGATTATGTAGAAGATCATGGAAAAGGATTTGAACATTATGTAAAGATCCTTAATAGTAAGGACTACATTTATTCTAAGCATCTATTTCCTTTTGATATTGAGGTGAAAGAAATGGGGACTGGAAAGACAAGGAGGGAGGTATTAGAAGTGATGGGAATAGAAGTAACGGTAGTTCCCCGTTTAAATATAAACGACGGAATACAAGCAGTTAGAAGTATTTTTCCTACTCTATGGCTAGATTCTGTTAATTGTTCTAAGTTTATAGAGTCTATCCAGCAATACCGACAGGAATGGGATGATGATCTTCAGACATATAAGAACAAACCATTACACGACTGGACAAGCCATGCAGCAGATATGATTAGATATTTTGCTATAGGATTAGAACAATTATCCATTAACACTAGAAATAGACATAGTCACTATAGACCCGACTATGCTAGAAGTAGATATAACCGATGAAAAAACGCTACATTATAAACAAACACGTCCTTGCTAGTAGTCTCAGAGAAGCCTTGAATTTAGAAAAAAGAACCCCTGTTGATGAAATATATCTCGATCAAAAATACGAAGGGGAAGATGATGCTGGTTCAAAGGAAGAAATAGGATTTAAATAAACAAATGATATTAGATTTAGAAGTAAAATTCCAGGAAGATTCTGAAAATAAACCACTAGAAAGTGAATATAATCCTACTGATGAAGAAAAGGAAGTACTTGAAAAGATTCTTTTTGATTTCAACACTGGTAAAGAGATCATGGATCAATCTTATCGAGAATTTAACAATAGGACTCTTAGTCAATATCTCAATGACTCACAAAGGGCTTTTAATAGCTTTGTACCTGATCCTTCTGGGAACCCTGATGATGACTGGAAGGCTAATACGGTAAGACCCGTTACTAGAAATAGAATCATCTCAATAGCAGCTCACGTCACTAGTAGTATCTTAGCTCCTAGTATTTTTGCTCAAAATGATAACGATGAGGAAGATAAAGCTGCAGCTCAGGTAATGGCAGATTTAGTAAATTGGGCTGGAGAAAGAAGCGATTATTCTAAAACATTTGTTTATTCTGTAATAGCAGCATGTGTTAATCCCGCAGTAATAATCCATTCAGAATATAGGAATGTTTATAAGACAATAAAAGAGATAAATGCTGATGGCACATGGACTTCTAAAGAAGTTCTTGATGAAGATAATTCAGGGTTTCAAGATCAATTGGTTCCAGTAGATGAAATCTATATTGGGGATATTTATGAAAACAATATCCAGAAACAACCATTCCTTCTTTGGAGAAGAGTTATTGATTACACCACGGCACAAGCTAAATATAAAGATAAGGAAAACTTTAAATATGTCAACCCTGGAATTCAGAATCTTTTCGTAAGAGAATATGATGCTTTCTATCAACAATATGACGAAGAGCTGCAAGGTAGACTAGTAGAAGAACTCATTTATTGGAACAAGTCAACAGATTCAGAACTCCATATTGTAAACGGGGTTCTCTTGGATGACCCGAATCAACCAATGATGCGTAAGGATAAGAAATATCCTTTCACTAAAGGGGGATATGAACTCATTGATGAAGGAAGATTCTTTTATTACAAGTCGTTAGCTGATAAGATGAAGGATGATCAAAGAGTAATCGATACTCTTTATAATATGATTATCGACGGAACATACCTACAATTAATGCCTCCGGTTGTAGTATTTGGAAGCGACGACTATGATTCTTCTATTATCGAACCAGGCTCTGTCACTACTTTTTCAGACCCAAATACTAAAATTAATCCGGTTGGACCGACAGGGAATCTTGGAGCAGGATTCAATACACTTGATAGGGTCGAAGCCAGCTTATCTGAATCATCAAACGATACTCTTCAGTCTGGACAAGCAGCCAAGGGTGAACAGACAGCGTATGAAATATCAAGGCTAGAACAAAATGCTAGAACAGTTCTTGGCTTGTTTGGGAGAATGGTTGGTTTCATGGTTAAGGATTTTGGTGATTTAAGAATCAACGATATTGTTCAGCACTTAACAGTTGGAGATGTCTCGGAGATAACGGGGCCAACTGCTAGATTAAAGTTTAGAAAATTCCTTGTTGAAAATGATTCTCCGACCGGAGAGAAGATAACAAAGAGAATTGAACTAAATAATGACCAAGTTGCTGACCCGATGGAGGAAAGCTTTAAACTATTAGAATCTGAATCTAACCTAGAAAGAACTTCGCTAGTTAGAGTTAACCCGGAAATATTTAGTAGGCTTAAGTTTATGGTAAAAGTAAGCCCTGACTTTAAACCAGAAGAATCTTCTACTCTGAAGAAAGCTTTAAATCTTGAAGCTTACGATCGAGCTATTGCTAACCCTCATGCCAATCAGAAAGAAATCTTTAGAGATTTCCTACTAGGAAGTTATGAGATCTCTAAGGAAAATCCGGATAAGTATATCCAGGATAGTAGCCCTGCTGATCAAGCTGGATTAGGAGGAGGACAAACGAAACAACCAAATCAGCAATTGATTCGAAACATTACCGGGCAAGGAGTTGGAGCTTCTAGTAAATTAGCCCAATAGTATGAAAAGAAGAATTAGAAACTTTTTGCTAAAAAATCTATTTAATTCTATCTCGGAATATGATATAATATGTAAGAAGGGTAAGTACTTTTTCATAGGAGACGATCGTTTACCCGATCATTACCTAAATCAGTTAGAAGAAGAAGCGAAAGCTATTCAAGTTACTGATTTATGGAAGTATCTGTTGAAGGATGCTAAGTATCAGGCAAATAAACAGATCTATGTTAAAAGTAGAACGGAAGAAGATATCTACTGGGGTAAAGCATTGCTCTGGGCAATAGATATCCTAGAAACGAAGGTTAAGGAATTAGCAAAAGATAATAAGAAGGTCATTCCATAGGAAAACGCCAAATCCGTGGATGGTTACTTACCATCCCTGAGGTTCGGCGTTACCTCGGGGATGCTAAGAAGCTATCCGCAAGATAGCTTTTTTAATTTTAAGCCTGCACCTGAGTAAGTGTTTAAAACTACTTGTCATATGGCTAATGAACCAGAGAAGGATTTAGAAGATGTTCAGCCTGATCCTGCTGAAGTAGAGGAAGAAAAAGATCCAGAGGTGGATCCTGAACCTTCCGAAGATGAGGACGAGATAGATTATAAATTACTTTATGAAGAAGCAGAAGCTGCTAAAGCTAAAGCTGAGAGTAAAGTAGTCGATCTTAAGAGGGAATTAAAAGATAAACCTCCGGTAATTGATCCTGAAGAGGAACCAGAACCGGAAGTTGATAATCTAGATATTCTCCGTAAAGAATTAGCTGAATCCTATTTGGATGATGCTATTTCTGCTCTTACTGACAATGAAGATGAGAAAAGATTAATTCTTTTCCACTATGAGAATTCAATTAAATCCTCTGGTGTATCTAAGTCTGCTATTTCCAGCGACATTAGGAGAGCATATTTATTGGCAAACGAGAAAAAGATCGCAAGAACCAATGCTGAAATGGCTAGAGCTCTTCAGTCGAAAGCTTCAACCAGTTCTAATGGTTTTGGTAAAAATCTTTCTCATCCGAAACCCGATACTAAAAAGTTTCCATTATCTAAAGAAGATAAAAGATTCTTAATTGGTAGAGGGATTGATCCAGAAACTTATCAACCCAAATAGAAATAATATATGGCAAAGGCTGATGTTCGTATTGTCAATATTCCTACCGACAGTGTTCCTGTCAAGGTTTGGCAAACGGAAGCTAATGCTACCGATATTCTTGCTGGTGAACCCGTGAAGCTAAAAGCTGCAGGCTCTCCTTATGTAATTCCTCTTGCTGATAACGAACCGGTTATTGGTACGACTACACAAGTTATTGGTATCGCAGCTTCAAATTCTACCCACACAGCTTCTGTTGATGGGACTATTAGAGTCTATATCCCTGTTCCTGGAACAGTATTTGGCTGCAAAGCTACTACTTCCACTAACTTCGATACTCAATCAGAAATTGATGCATTGGTAGGTGATCGTGTATTGTTTGACTTTGGTTCAAGCACATACACCGTAGATGAAAACGCAGGTGATACAGCAACATCTGGCCTTCAGATTGTAGGAGGAGATCCGGATAATAAAGAAGTTTACTTTGTTATTCGTCCTGCTGCAACAGAAGGTCCGGTTGCTTAGTAATTAATTAAGTTAACTTAGAACACTATGGCAAGTCTTTCCTCCGGGTTGAATCCCGATGTCGTCAAGACAGCTCTAGATGATGTGTTCTACGCTCAGTTTGATGGTGAAATGTCTCCGCATCTGGCGGATGCTACAACGTCTGACATCCTTAAACAAGCAACTGTTGACCGTTCAGCTCTTATCTGGGAACAATACAAGGGAGTTGGTATGTGGGATACCATTCAAGAAGAAGAGGATCTTCCTTCCACAACCCCTCGTGTTGATAACCAGAAGACTTTCCCGGTCATTGAATTTGCAAAGAGTGTAGACATTCCTAGAAACTTCTTTGACGATGAAATGCACGAAGTTGTTAATAACACTATTCGTGATTTCGCAGAAACAGCTCGTATTACCCGTGATAGTAAGTCCATCGAAATCTTCAGAGATGCTTTCGCTGGAAGCCTTTACACCACGGCAGATGGTGCAACCATTGTCAGTGATTCTCACACGAATCTTAATGGGGACACCATCGACAACAAGATTACTGGGGGTTTATCTCCTGATACTCTAAACGAGGCTATCGTCAAACTAGCAGAGCAGAAAGCACAGGATGGAACCATTAGAGGTCACATCCCTGCTACTCTCTTTGTCCCATTGGCACTTTTCAAAACTGCTGTTGAGGTCACAGAGTCTACTCTTCTAGCGGATACTGCTGAGAATAACAAGAACTGGGTTTCCAGTAAGTACGGTATTCGTCTTTACACTTCTCCTTTCCTAGGAGCTGCTGCAGGGGGATCCGATTCTGCTTGGTTCTTGCTCGGTAAGAATCACTCCATTTATCGATGGGTACGTCGTCCTTTAGACACGACCTTGACCGATTGGAGACTACAACGAAACAACAACTATATTTATAAGGGTTCCTTCCGTGAAATGGTTGGAGCTATGTCTTATGAAGGTATTGTTGGATCGACTGGTTTAGGCTAATAGATGAGTTTGCACATTCTCTCAAAATGTGCGTCGTAATTTCTAATATCTGGGCTTCAAGGTATTAGATCGGACATATGAAGTCAAGACCAGAACGTATTTTTTCAGAGTTCCTTAAACGAAATGCTATTAAATATGAATTCCATAAGCATATTGGACCATACGAACTAGACTTTGTTATAGGAAATCTGGTTATAGAAATAGATGGCAAGCATCATGACTATTCAAAGGATGGAGAAAAAAACCAATATCTCTTTTCTGAAGGATACATCACTTGGCATTTTACTTCTAATGAAATACGATCGGGTGAATATAAACAACTAATTGACTTAAATGGCTTCTGATTATCCAAACGGGATTTCTTCCTTCGGAGTACCAGTACTCCCTGGTTATCCCTACATTCATTCAGGATCTACCACTAATAACGGTGGATCTGTGCTCCGTGCTAACAAACACGTCTGGGTCCATGGACAACT